AAATAAATAAAAAAATAACATCTAATGCTTGATAATAAAAAATAATTTTGATATAATAGTATATATAGAAATAAAGGAGAACTAAATGGTAGTTAAATTAACGCAAAAACAAGCTGATTATCTTGAAACTTTTGGTAGTCTTGAAGATGAAGAAAACAAAAAACGAGCAATCTATCACATCACTCGTTTTGGCTGGGAAGACGGTGATGATTTAAAAAGTGAAGCTTTTGAAAGTTCTGATAAATTGAAAATGATTGAAGCTGTCATTAACGGTTATGAATTAATTGAATCTAAGTATAAGTTTTATAACTTTTCTGATAGAACCGGAGGGACTCCATTATATTATGCAGGTTTAACAAATGAACTAAAGGGAAATAAAAAATTTGCACTTGAAGTTAAAAAAGATAGTGAAGAATATAAAGCCTTGCTAACTTTAGGTTTCATTGGAGAAGAACTATGATAACATCTTTTGAAGAACTAGCTGAAAGGCGATTAATTACTTTAAATTATCATAAAAAAAATAGTCAACAGTATATCAATAGCTTAAATTACTTTGAATATGCTAGAATGTACTTCGAGAAAAATGGCTTTCCAGAAGATAACAGACGAGTTTATCAAAGCGGTAAACGAAAAGGTCAGAAAGTTGGCTGGTCTGACAAAGAGGAAAAGCAGCAAAAAGACGATATTAGGAATTTTATATATGGAAAGCAACTACAAAAGTTTAAAAGCCAGAGAAAAAGCAAGTAAACATTATGCTAGAGGCGTCAGAAAGCTATCTAAAGAGCTCGAAGAGATGAACGAAGTAAAGTATAAGGCTGGGCCTAACGAGTGTCTGTATGGCCTAATAAATGACTTGTGGGATTATCGGGATGAAGGTTGGATCTTACAAATGCTTAAGCATAATATCGAAATTACAAAGCAAGGTGATGTATTTATTGTAGAAAGAGGAGAAAATGAGCGAAGTTGAAACTTTTGTTAAAATTGAGGGCTTTGAAAAATACGAAGTATCTAATTTAGGCAGAGTTAGAAATATGAAAACCGGAAAAATACTCAAACCTCAGCCTGATAAAAATGGATATTTAAAACATCATTTATCTGAACATAATAAACAGAAGCATCTATTTTTGCACAGAATTATAGCGACCACTTTTATAGACAACCCTGAAGGAAAGCCTTGTGTAAATCATATTGATGAAAATAAGTTAAATAATGATTTAAGTAACCTTGAATGGTGTACTGTAAGAGAAAACAACATACATGGCACTAGAACAAAAAGGGCTGCTGAAAAACTCTCCCAAAAAGTTATTCAATTAGACCTAAACGACAATGTGTTAAATGAATTCGAATCAATGAAACAAGCAGAACGAGAAACAGGGGTTTTCGCAAGTCATATAGGTGCATCTTGTAACGGAAAAAGAAAAAGTGCAGGTGGCTATAAATGGAGGAGAAAATGAGTGTATTTGAACAGCTTAATGCAATTAATGTAAATAGTAAAGTTGAACAAAAAAAGACAGGAAAAACTTCACTAAGTTATTTATCTTGGTCTTGGGCTTGGGCTGAATTTAAAAAAGTTTGTCCTACTGCTACTTACGAGATTAAAAAATTTGATGACGGTAAAGGGAAATTAGTTCCTTATTTATATGATAATTCTTTAGGTATTATGGTATTCACTTCTGTTACGGTTGATGATATCACACATGAAATGTGGCTTCCTGTAATGGACGGAGCTAACAAGGCAATGAAGTTTGATTCTTATACTTATAAGACTAAGTTTGGAGAAAAAACAGTTGAACCAGCTTCAATGTTTGATGTAAATAAAACCATTATGCGTTGTTTAGTTAAAAATTTAGCTATGTTTGGACTTGGTTTATACATATATTCTGGTGAAGACCTTCCTGACTTGACAGAAGAGCAGAAAGAACTGGAAGCCGAAAAGCAACGACTTCGTGAAATTCAGCCACTTATCAAACGAGCTGAACAGCTAGGATATGAAAATATCGATAGCTTGAAAAATAAGACTAAAAAAGAAATTACTGACATCATGAAGATTTGGTTAGCACAGCAAGAAGTAGAAAAAGGAGAATAATTAAATGGCAATTATCACAGTAACAACGCAAGTGAACGAAAAGAATACGCGTAAAGTAAACACAGCAAAAGGCGACAAGAAAATTATTTCAGTTCCTTTATTTGAAAAAGAAAAAGGATCTAGCGTAAAAGTTGCATATGGTTCAGCGTTCTTGCCTGACTTCATTCAATTAGGTGACATCGTAACGATCAGCGGTCGTGTACAAGCTAAAGAGTCTGGCGAATACGTAAATTATAACTTTGTTTTCCCCACAGTTGAAAAAGTGTTTATCTCTAATGATAATAATAGTCAAGCACAAGCTAAGCAAGACTTATTTGGTGGTTCTGAACCGATTGAAGTTAATGAGGAAGAGTTACCCTTCTAGTGGAAAGTAGGTTTTATGTATACAGCAGAAGAGAGAGAGCAAATTATCGATATCGTGGATAAGATGAGCTTACTAAAACGAGATTTTGACGGAGCTTTCACTTGGATCAAGGAAAATGTATCAATGCCATTTGACTTTGACGGAGAACAGCAATTTATATCAGACTTGAAGCAGTTAGTTAAAATCAACGCTTTGAAGTTTGGTAAAATATATGAAGGAGTATTAAATTGACAACATTAAGAGAACTACACAAAAAACTTAAAATTAAACAAACGCTTGATAACTACGTACGCAACACAAATAAAAAATACAAGCATAATCTTGTAGCTGATGAAATTCTTGGCGAGGGTTTAGCTAAACTAATTGAGCTTAACACTCAAGGTAAACTTGGAAGACATGCACAGCAAATTGCTTATATCAATCATAACTTGAGCTTACAGCGACAAAAGGAGCAACTGGAACAAGCTAACGAACGACTTGCTAAACGTGCTGAAAAGGCCCAAAAATTGCTTGATACGGAACTTCTGAAAGATAGCTACATCGAAACGCTTGAAATGTTTAGCAAATACCATTCAGCAAAACAATATACTATGTGGGACGACCTAGAAACTCCAACTAAAGTGATTGAGTTCATGGAAAAGAACGGTGTGAAGCAAGGGAAGTGGCTACGACCTGAAGGAGTTGACGCTTGGTTCAAAGAACGAATCATCTGGTTCAAGAATAAATTGAAAGAAAAATAATATTAAGATTGAAACTTTAGGCTGGACAGCTTAGAGTTTTTTTGTTATACTTAGTACATCGAGTTAAGGAAAGGAGTTACAACAATGGAATTAAAAGAATGTATCACTTGCGGGAGTCACAGTATTACTAATGGTAAATGTGATTATTGTAGAAACCAGTACGAAGTAAACGAAGACAAAATATTTTATGGTAATTCAACAGAAGATGATTCATCATCAGATGAGGATATGACCTTTCAAGAAACTCCTGCTGGTAAACTAATACTTAAAATCATGATTTATACTTTAGTATCTATTATTTGGTTTGCTGTAACTGTATTTGTTCCACCGCTGTTTATAATAACAATTATTTTATTAGTTGTTTATGGCACTTATTGCTTGATAAATAAAAGAAAATAGCTTATAATAGTATATAGAATAAAGGAGAAATAAATGAGTATTGAATCAGTAATTGTAATAGCACTAGTCGGAATTGGATTATATGCGTTCTTTGCATTAGTTGACCTGATTAAAACGAAAGGAAGCAAATAATGAGTAAATACTTTAACGACAAAAGATATTGCCATTGCTTCGATGTACCAACGAGTGATTGAGTTCATGGAAAAGAACGGAGTTAAACAAGGGAAATGGCTACGTCCTGAAGGAGTTGACGCTTGGTTCAAAGAACGAATCATCTGGTTCAAGAATAAATTGAAAGAAAAATAATTAACAATAAAAAACTTTTTGCTTGACGGCTTAGAGTTTTTTTGTTATACTTAGTACATCGAGTTAAGGAAAGAGGAAAAATGATGACAAAAGAAAAAGCACTTGAAAAAATTGAAATAATTTATAAACTTAACGGGGACTTTGAACATGCTACGAAGTATATAAGTGGTTTATATGGTTTGACGCCTGACTTTTGGAAAGAAAACTTTGATTTTATAAGTAGTAAAATGATTGCCAAATACCCTAACTTGTGCTACGGAGGTGTCGTCTAATGGAGCTAAAGGAGTGTCAAACCTGTGGGGCTTCAAGTTTCACTAATGGT